GGTGCCCGGGCCTTTCTTCAGGGCCAGCGTGCTGGCGGCCAGTGGCGCCCAAGGGCTGCCGCTGGGGTCCACGCCTTGGCCGAAGCGGGCCTGGGTGCTGGCGGTCATGATCTCGCCGATCTCGCCCAGTGCATCACGCAGGTCGCCCGCGCGATCGGCCAGCTGCTGCAGCTGGCGGCCAAGGTCACCCTCATCGATGACGATGTCCAGGCTGACGCCGGTCATTTGGCCCACCGCTTGATCCGGGGCCGGAACGGCGGGACACTGTGCACGCGCGGTTGTTTCCAACAGGTAACGGTTGCGAGTGCCCTGCACGCAGGCAGCGCCCGCATTATCCGGTTCGAATCCGGCGCCGCGCGCACCTTCCTTTTCATTCGATGGCCCCGTCCAGCAGGACGTAGTGGGCCTCGCGCAGGTTGTAGTTCTCTACGATGCCGGCAGTACGCAGCCAATTGGCGTTGAGCTGGGCCTTGCGCATGATCCTGTTGCGCTCGGCGCGCTGCTCCAAGTCGAAGGCCAGCTTGATGTAACGGCCATCGGCCAGCCGGTGTGCATAGACCAGGTTGCCGGCACGGCTGTCCCACAGCACCCCGCTGGCGGCATCGCTGAGCCAGCGTAGAAGGTCAATCAGTGCCTGCCGCAGCACGGCCGCATCCTCTCCCTTGGCACTGCGTAGTGCGTGATAAAGCCGCTGGTCCTCCACCGCCAGCAGCGCGGTTGGTGCAGCCTGTGCCGGCAGGCCGGTGCGGCCGGCAACAATGGCGTCGGCCACTGCCGGGCGCAGGAAGCCTACGGCCGAGACGGTGCCGCGTGGCTGTACCGCCTTGCCGGTGCCCTCGGCCTCGGTCAGCTCAGCCACCACGCGTCGCATCGTCCCGGCCCAGCCGGCGAAGCTGTCCTGCGGCCGTTGCTGCGCATCGGTCAGCACCTGGCCGCGCCAGTCCGCTGGCAGCTGCATCACCTTCTGTCCGAACCGCACCGCCGAGGGCATCGAACTGGCAGCGATACCCCCGTTGTAGTCGAAGCCGGGGTCGATGCCGGCGGTGTCCTCGGTTTCGGTCGGGGCCTGGTCGGGGCCGTCCTTGCCCGCGCGCGCCAGATCCCGCTGGGCCAAGGTGATCACCGTGCACTGGCAGCCATAGCCGTTGGGCGGGAAATGGGTGGACCACCACGGATCATCGACGGCCAGTACCTTGCCGTTCCAGGACAGGTGGTCCGGGCGTGGGTGGCGCACCGAGTCATTGTGGACGTATTGCAGGAACGGCCGGCGATGCTTGATTGCCTGAATCTGCTGCCAGCGCCCGGCCATATAGGCGCTGCGCACGTTGGTGGTGTAGATGATGCGGGTGCGCCAGTTGCGGCCGCCCTGGTACTGCCAGCCGGTGCGGGCGACAATGGCGTCGAAGTCGCGGCGGAAGTCGGCAATCGTGCCGCCTTCCAGGATGGCTCTATCGACGGCCTTACGCAGATCGTCCACCAGGTCCAGACGCGCAGCGCCCGCGACCATGAAACCGTGGGCGTGGTCCTCACGCTGCAGGTCGCGCCAGCTGGCGGTGGGCACATTGACTTTGCGCCGCCAGAATTCGGCCTGCTCGCGGAACGGCACAGTGATGGCGCTGGGGTCAGCCAAGGCCGGCCTCCTGCAGCAGATCAAAGCGGCCGGCCGCCTGGGCCGCATCCAGCGCATCGCGCATGCCAGTAGCGAAGCCGTCCAGGTCCAGCTCAGATTGCAGTGCCATCAGGCCATCGCGCACCGCATCCAGGCTATCGGCTCCCTCGACCAGCGCCCGGACCTGATCGACCCAGGCATCAGTGTGCGGACCCAGTTGCTGGTCCAATTGGTCGGTGATGGCCTGCACCAGGTCGCTCGGGGGCGCGGCTTCGGCGTTGAGGGCGCGTTGGTGATTGAGTGCCGGTGCGGTTACCAGCGCCTGCAGCAGTACCGCGTTCTGGTCCGGGTCCGGCAGCCCCAGCTTGTCGCGCACCACGCTCTGCTCGACTTGCAGGCCTAGCGGCACCAGCTTGGTCAGGGCATCGACCAGCAGCGCGGTGTTCTCCGGCTTGGGCACGATCAGCGACAGCATCGGGTAGCGCCCGGGGCCATAGTTGAGGTCGATAAATGGCCGCACCAACTGCCGTTGCAGCGTGTTGGAAAGCGCCTTGGCGTCGGCGGTGAGCAGATCCAGCCGCACCAGCTGATGCACCTGGGCCTGGGCCAGGCTGGCGCCATCATCGGCGGTCATGGTTTGGCCGATCACCGCCTTGCTGATCTGCCGATCCCACCACTCGGCTAGCCCCTTGAAAAAATCACCAGAGCCAGCAGTCTGCACCGCCTGCTGGAACTCGATGCGCATCGAGTCGGGCATTACCGCTGCGGCATCGTTGCCCAGGTTGGCCACCGCCGCGATCAGCTTGTCGATATCCTCCGGCTTGGCGCCCGGGCCGTATTTGCCCACCCGCATCGGCAGCCCAAACACATCGGCGAAGGCCATTCAGTCGCGCCAGGTCCAGGCCTTGCACATGTAAGCCACGGCCGCCAGGCGCGCCAAGCCGCCCCGGATCGGCAAGCCGCTGCGGATCTTCGGGGTGTGCACGATGAACTTGTACGGTGCCAGTGCGATGCCGTTGACCAGGTCGGCCGGATCCAGCAGGCGCAGCTCGCGGCCGGTATCGCGATCGAAGCGGAAGTGGCGCGGATCGCGTTCGGCGTAGTGATCCGGCCGCCAGGTCTTGCCGCTGCGGTCCCACAGGATTTCACCGACCGCATAGCCCTTGCCCAGCGCATCGACCAGGTGCGCCAGCAGTTCGCCGAACTCTGGCGCCTGGACCAGCTCGCGCAGCGCATCGGCCCGCTGCACATCGGCTGCGTCGTCGCTGGCGGCCTCCACCCGTACATCCAGCCCGGCCACGGCCAGCTTGCGGGTGGCCAGCACCGAGGCGTAGTGCAGGTCGCGTTCCTCCATTTCTTCGGCCAGCGTGAGGTAGTCGCGGGCATCGCCGTTAGCGGCGCTTTGCAGCACCGCCGCCAGGCGCGTGGGGGTGAGGTGATCGGCGACCGCCGGGTGCCAGGTAGAGCGGATGCTGGTCAGCCGTGGGGCGGCCAGTTCCTCGGTCAACTTGTCGTATTCGATGGGCCGGCCGTATTGGTCCAGCAGACGGGAGGTGGCCATGGTTACAGTCCTTTGGCGGTGCGCCAGCCGCCGCCACGGCGGATGGTGCGGTGCTGTGTGTCGTCACGCGGCTTGACCCGATGGAAGCCGAAGATCTCGACCTCCTGCCGACTGGCGTAGTGCATCAGCGCGATGGCGATACCGGCATCACCGTGGCGCTGGCCACCATCCTTGCCGGTGGTTTTTTTGTCGGGCAGGCGAGCTACGCCCTTGATGACCTTCAGTGCACGCAGATCGGCGAGAATGTCGCGGTCGCGAGGCACGGCGATCGTGGCGTCCTCAAAGGCGGCTTTGAGGGGTGGCATCTGCTCGCGGTACCAGCCCTCAGTAAGCATCACCAGCTCGACCTGGTCGTAACCGAATGCCTGGGCAAGGAACTCGGCCACGGCATGGCCGTTGCCACGGGCATCAATGGCCGCCTTGCGGAAGCGCGGCAGCCGGCTGATGACAAACTTACCGATCTGCTCCTGCTGCCGGTGCGGCATATTGCGCAGTTCCAGGATGAACGGTACGCGGCGGCATAGCGCCTGGTCGATCTGCGCCGGCACCTGTACGGTCAGGTCGCCACTGCGGCCGAAGTCCTGGCCGAAGACGCTGTCCAGATCCGGGTCCAGTGCTTCCAGCAACGGGGCCGCTTCCAGATCGAGCCATTGCTGGATCGTGTTGTAGCGTTCTTCATCGGAGTGTTGCTCGAAGCCGGTCGGGCAGCTGAAGCGCAGCAACGGCACGGCCGTCATACGCGCTTCGATCAATGCCGTGGTCAGCCAGGCACCGGAACCTTGTGAAGGCACAACGTCCAGCTCTTCCTCGGCGGCGTCGCTATAGAAGGCATACACATCGGCGATCCACCTGGCCTGCGCTTGGGCATCCCAGACAACCCCCTTGCGCATGCAGACGCGCCCGAACAGTCCCTGATCGACGGCCTCTTGGAAGGTGATGCGGTGAATACTGCCCTTGCGTTTGCCCGCACGGATTTCCGTGATCAGCTCATTGAACGCATTCTGGTCACCATCATGGGTGCTGATGACGCGGACCTTGCCACCCCAGATCAGCAGCGCCAAAGCTGCCTTGAGCAGTTCGTCGAGCTGGCCATGGAAGGCAGCCTCATCGATCACCACCACACCCTGCTTGCCGCGCAGGTTGGCCGGGCGGGAACTGAGCGCGACGATACGAAAACCGGAGGCAAGACGAATCGTATAGGTCTTGATCGACTTGTCTTCGTTGCCATCCTTGAAGACTTCCTCGCCTTCCTCAATCTCGCCGGCCACCTCATTGAATACGCGCGCCCACATGGCGCAGGCTTCGATGTACTCGATTGCCATGTCCATGTTGTAGCCGATGTAATAGACATTCATCCCGCCGGCTTGGCGGGACTTTGCGGCGGTCAGTACGTTGTCCGATGCTTCCGCCCAGGTGAGGCCGACACGGCGGCTCTTCTCAGCGATCTTCAGGTCGCTGCTATCGGCGACCCAGTTCTGCTGATACGGCAGCAGCACCGCATCGGTGTTGCTGTTGATCTGCCGTGCGATTGCGGCAGGCAACTCCCGCGTCAGCAGGTCAGGGCCGGTGTCAGCCATTGGCGGCCTGCAGCTTGGCCATTTCAAGCATGCCAACGACTTCGGCCGTGCTGGCATCGGCGCCCAGGTAGGTCATGGCAATGTCATCGCCGCTGGATTGGCACCGGCCTGATACCACTACGATGCAACGCTCCACCCGGAACGGAAAGCGGCCAGCGCGGATTTCGCCAGCAACATATTCCAAGCCGGCCGCAATCGTTGCGGCATGGTCGATTGTGGCAACTTTGCCCAAAGGGCGGACATTCTGGCTCATCGGACCCCCAGTATCTTTTCGCGCATATCGGCGGCGGTTTCCTTGGACAAGCCGCCGCTCTTGACTACGTTGTCCGGCTTTTCCTGCTGTTCCCGCAGAAGTGCCAGGCGGGCTTCCTCGGCGATTGCCTTGCGCAGGTTCACGCCCACCCGCTGGGTATCCATCGCATCCTTGGCGGCGCGAGCCAGCTTGCGGATCTCATCAATGGTGATGTCATCGTTGCCGTGCGCTTGAAGCGCGGCATTGGTCGCCAAGGTAGTGATGGCCTGGGCCAGCAGCGCGCCAGCCTTCTCGCCGACGCCTTCGCCCAGCTCGCCGATCACCGCGTTGCTGACCGTCTCGATCTCGCGCATGCGTGCGGTCAGCTCGGCAAACCCGCGCTCGTACCGATGCAGCGCCGACCGGGATACCTCAGCCGCCGGTTCCCCTGGGAAGGTTGCCCGCAGGTCGGCAATCAGTTCATCCAGCGTCAGCGTGCCTTCGCGCAGGCGCCGCTCGATGTGGGCTTTCTGCACGGCCGGCAGCCGGGTGATACTGGATTTGGTGCGGCGCCTGCTCATGGCATCACTTCGGGCTGGGGCGGCTGACGCCGGGGACGATGGCCTGGCCGGCAACAACATCGCCACCGCGAGCGCTCAGCGTGGCCACGACCACCCCTGGAATCGCTTCGGATAGTGCGACCAGACCCTGGTCCTGCAGCCAGGCCAGATCGGTGCGCACGTCATCGCGGGTACTGGCAACGCCCAGGAAGTGCAGGCCGGCGTGCAGCACCGAGGTGTTGGTGCGATAGCCGGGTTGCTCCTGCAGCAGCCGTAGCAAGACCAAGCGCCGGTCTTCGCGCAGGCGCTCGGCAAAGGGCATGTTCATCATTCATTCTCCAGGAGATGCTGTTGGACGGTCTGCAGCAGGCGGTTGGTGGTCTGGATCTGGCCTTCCATGGAGGACAGGCGTTCGTAAACCTGGCGGACATCGGTATGGGTCAGGGCCTGCTCGCGGTACACCTCCAGCCGCGTCACGCGGGCAACCAGGCCAACGTGGCGCCACCACAGCAAGAAGCCGATCAACAGGTTGGCCAAGCTGATCACCAGCACGACAACCAGCAGTGCCACCACCATGTCATTCATCGCGGTGCTGTTCATCGCCGTTCCACCTCATCGGCGCACGGCTGGCAACGCCGCGTGCGCGGCACCGTGCGTAGCCGCTGCCAGGGAATCGACTCGCCACAGTCCAGGCAGTCCCTGTGCTCGGGTGCAACGGCTTCCTGCTGCGCACGTCCCTGCTGGAATACTTCCCAGGCACGGGCCTCATCGGCGGCAGCACGGTCAGCGGCGTCGATCACTGGGGTGTTTCCTTCCATCGATCAGGTCATTGAGGTCGGTCGCACAACCGCCGAGGGCGCGGGCCTGCGCGCGCAGTCGGTCGGCCAGGTTGGGATCACGGCTGGCCCGTTCGGTGACCACCATGTTGGCTACCATCGCGCGGTACTCATCGCGCAGCTTGATCAGATCGTGGGTCCTGACCATTTGTGGCGGCATTCGAGGGGCGCTCATGCGGGCAGCGCTCCACCGTCAGCCCGGCGTCCAGCACGGCTGCGCAGTACCAGCGCCAGGCGGTGGCCTGCCATTCGTGCGCCGCATTGAGCAACCGCGCCATACGGCTGCGGCAGTCGTGATACTGCGCCGCTACCTGGTCGTGGTTGCCGATCAACACGATCCATTCGTCGCTTGGGGCGGCGGCCAGTGTTGGGCACGGCTGCACCAGGCTGGCCTGCAGCGGTGGGGGCGGCGGGATCGGCAGCGTCCGGGCCGGCATTACTGCGGTTCCAGTGCTGCAGGACGCCAGCACCAGCATGCTGGCCCAGTTCAGGCCGAGCGCGCCCCAGCTGCTGCAGTGCCTGGCGTTGGTCGGCGGCCCATTGGCGGATCTGTTCACGGTCTTCCTCACGGGCATGCGCCACCGCATCCAGGCGGCCGATGGCGCTGTCATAGTTCAAGGCACTTTGCACGGCGCTCTGGCGCAGCGCATCGGCGGTTTGACTCAGCTGCTGCACGTTGTCGCGCAGCTGTTGGTTCTCGCTGCGGGCCGTCTGGCCGGCATGCCAACGGTAGCCGCCGCCGAAGCCAGCCAGCCCGATGGCCAACCACAGCAGCAGGTGGGCGGCGACCTTCATGGGCACACCGCCGTGCCGGGCCAACCGGCAGCGATATAGGCCGGTTCCAGGGTCAGCAGAATGCGCCGGGGATAGCCGGTGTTCTCGGCATGGGCCGAAGGGCCACGGGCGCGAAAGCGCTCCACCTGGCGCCAGTCATTGGCATCGGCACGGCCGGCAACGGTCAAGCCACGTTCGCGCAACAGCCACGCCTCACCTCCGTTGTAGCCACGCAGGGCGAAGTTCCAACGGCTGCACTCGCTCAGCGAAGCCCAACCGATCGGCTGGACCCGGTCCAGCAACCAACGGTCGTACAACGCGGCGGCATGAATAGCCTGGACCGGATCCCATGGATCGAACTGGCCGAGCTGGGCAGCAAAGCGCTGCGACATCCAGCGGGCGGTGGCTGGCATGAACTGGGCAATACCTTGCGCGCCCACCGGGGAGCGTGCGCCGGTGCGCCATCCACTCTCCTGGTGCAATTGCGCGGCCAGTCGTGCCGGTGAGCCATTGACGCCCCACACATCGGCCACGACCTGCTCCACCCGATGCCGATGAAGCGCGGAGGCCTCGGGGATCGTCACGCGGGCAGCAGCCGGGGCCGAAGCCGCAGCGAGTGCCAACACTAACCCGATCAGTGTGGCCCGATGGCACATCCAGCGGCTCATCCGATCAGCCCTACACCGATGATGGCCGCCGCCACGATGGTGGCGCGGCGCGCTTGTGCCATGGAGCGTTCGATACCATCCAGCGTGGCCGGATCACCGCCACGGAAGAAGGCGCAATCGAAGCCGTAGCCCAGCGCACCCCCGGCGGCGATCTTGCTCACTGCCCACAGGTACGCGCCGACCTTGGCCGGATTGAGCGGCACCACGAAGGCCAACAGGATCAGACTGATGGCCACCCACAGCCATACGTAACCGATGCGGTCCAGACTGCGGGATAGAAAGGATTTCAGGGAAGACATACGCAGCTCCTGCAAAGAGGCCGGCGGCGGTCATGGCCGCCGCCGGCAATGGGCAGGGGTGCGCGACGCGCTTCAACGTTCCACCACCGTTGCCCTGCCTGCATAGCTTGCGCGGGCGTGGATGGAAGTGCGTTTCAGCTGCTTGTAAGAAAAAACCCCGCCGGAGCGGGGTAGATGGTGTCAGCGCGAAGGGCGTGGTGTGTCATCGAACCCGAACAGATCCGGTTCGGTACGACGTGCCAATGCGGTCTGCTGGGCGATGATGTCATAGATGGTCTGCAGCGCCAGACGGTAGCGCCGCACCAGCTCATGCGGCTTCATGCCCCGGCATGAGTCGGCATAGATGCGTGCATCGCGCAGGGCGCGGTGGATCACCACGCCACGCGGTAGGTAGATGATCTGTCCACCCAGGGTGTCGCACAGCTGCATCACCACCGCTTCGGCGACACGATCAATCACCGCATCCTCCATCCGCTGTTTGCGCATGGCCAAGCGCACCGCGCTGTGCATGTCCTGCAGCGTGCCATGCCATCGATAGGTGCGCGGAAGCCCAACCGCAGCCAGTGCCTTTTCCGGATCCATATCGTGATCCTCTCCGAACATATCGCTCATGGGCCACCTCGGTATTTCTGATGGGCTGCCTGGCGTTGCTGCTGCGCTTGCTCGCTGTTGATGGCGCCATAGCCCTGCTGCTGCTGGATGTAATACAACGCGTCTTCCAGCTTACGCTCATGCTCGGGTGCGGCGTTGCCGGCGGTAGCAGCCAGGTGCCGGCCGCTGCGCGCATCGGCCTCGCGCTGGCGCTCAACCGCCGCATCGGCCTTGTCGGCCAAGCCGAATACCACCGCGCGCAGATAGTTGTGGCTGTCCAGCGGCAGGCTCAGGCTTCCACGCTGGGCCAGCATCTGCTCGATGCCCGCTGCCCACTGGCCGGGTGAGGACGGACGGCGCACCCCGTTGCGTTCATCGCGGCATACTGTGCCGGTGGCGACCAGCGCCGACAGCTCCTGCAGCAGCTTGACCGCCCGCGCCAGCCGCAAGGCCGTCCTCACCGGCTTGAACAGACCAAGATAGCCCAGCGCTGCCCGGCCCAACTCGGGCGGCATATCGGCCAGCAGCGCGGCCAGCCGCTTGCCGTCGTCCTCGACAAAGAACGCCGCCAGATGGCCTTGGGCACCGCAGTCGGGGCAGGTGGCGCGCATGGTTCAGTCCTTCCTCCGGTTTGCATCGACCTGCAGCGCGGCTACCAGCCGATGCAGCTGCCCGGCGCTGAGCCATTCCAGGCGCTCCACCGCGAACATCCGCTGTGCCGTGGCACGCGCGTATTCCCAAGGCCGGCCGGCAGCGGCCAGCAGCGCTTCGACCTTGCGCAGCATTGGCACCTGGCCGGTCGTTGCCGGCTTGCCAGGGAAGGCACGTTGATAGTGCTGGGCACGTGCATCGGTGAAGCCCAGGCGCACGAATTCGGCGATGACCGCCTGGCGCTCGGCGCTGTCCATCAGCGCGGCCGAGCTCTTGCCGGTGATCCGGTGCAGGATCGCGCGATAGCACTCTTCCTCCAGTGCCAGCGCCTTCTTGGCCAGGTGGATGCGGGCCAGCTGCTGGCGGCGGGGGTCACCCGTGCGTCGCTGCTCGCGGTCAGCCATGGTCGTTCTCCTGTGCACTACGGTTCAGCCCCTGCGCAGCTACCTGCGGCCGCACTGCTTTTTCCTCAAAACGGACCAGGTGCGGGTGGACAGGGTGAGCGTGCATTACCCACGGAAAAACATCGCCGCGGAGCTGGATGTACTCCAGCGCGTCGTTCAGCTCGGCGATATCTTCATCGTAGAGACGGGGCGCGGTGACATCGAAGTAGTGCAGACCATCCATCCAGATATCCGTGGAAAAGAGTTCGATGTCACTGCGAACCGTCTTGTCGGCGATCTGCGCAGCGCGCTCAAGCACTGCAGCAGAATTTTCCGTCCTGGCCATGTCAGACCCCCGCCATGTCAAGGGTGATTGGCTGGTAGGTGCCCTTGTCGTCACGCTCATAGATGCGCACGTAGGACTTGCTGCCCACCACCTGCACGGCCTCGCCGATGGCCACCATGGCCCGTTGCCAGCGGTCATCCTCGATCTGCAGGCGGCGCAGCTGCAGCACCTGGCCGGTCCGGATGTTGCCCTGGTGATCCATGCGGAACGCATCGTTGATGATCGCGCGGATCTCCGGGGAGGCGCCTTCGGTCCATTCGACCAGGCAGGCGTCGATCAGCGCCTTGGCCGCCTGCAGGCGCTCATCGAAACGGATGCTCTCCTGGATCTGACGGATGATCTTGTAGCGGCCGTCGAAGGTCAGCAGGGTCACATTGCCCTTCTTGCCGCCGATGACCACCCGATACTGCTCGGCGCTGAGCTGGACGAAGGCCGCGATGTCGGCGTGCGCGCGCAGTTTGAATGCCGCCAGCAGGGCGTGCAGGCGCTTGGCCTCACTGGCCAGCTCCCCGACCAGTTCGTCACGGGCCTGGTCTATGGCCCGGATATTTTTCTCGGGGACCAGGTTCCCCTTGGCGTCTTGCCGGTAGCCGGCGGGAATGAGGGTGGTAGGCATGCGGTGGCTCTCCATTTTGTGATCTGTTGGTGAACTTTGGTGCTATTCCAGTGGCCCCGATTCACGGGCGAAGCGCTCCCACAGCAGGTCGCGGTAACGCTCGCCCAGCCAGGGCGGCAGTTCGTCGTCATCGTCATCGGTGGGCGGCGGCGGCGGGGTACCGTTCATGGGAGGTTTCCTTTGCGCTGGGGTTGCTGGCGTGGGCTGGCGGCCCCGGTGAGCGTCTGCACAGCCAGTTCGATGATCTGCAGCGCATCACGGCATTGGCCTTGGCGCAGATCGTTGATGGCCGTTTCCAGGTGGCCGATCGCCTTGCGCTGTAGGCGCTCGGTTTCCAGGCATTGGGAAGATTCCTCAACCATGACTGGCCTCCTGCGTGGGTGCGGCGGTCTCGAACCATTCCAGCTGCACACCGTGGTAGGGTGCGGCGATTACCCGGATGCAGCCGTCACGCCCGGGAACGCGCTTATGCAGCGCGCCACGCACAAAGCTGGGCGGCCGGGTGATCACCAGCACCGCTTTGCGCTCGGTGCCGGCGCCTGCGTGGTAGCAGGAGGTGATCGATACCCCGGCCGCTTCCAGGCGTTCGGCGGCCGCAGCGGCCAGGTACAGGCTGTCGGAGGTCTTCATTCCACACCGCCCAGCTCGCGCCAGGCCGAGCGCACATCGTCGCCACACACCGCGCGCGATTCGGCGGCGGCATACATGCTGCCCAGCCGCAGCACCTTGGTCAGGATGCGCAGGCCACCGGGCTTGCTGGCGATCTCGGTCAGCTGCACACGGCACTTGGCTTCACTGATGCGCCAGGCACCCAGCAGTGCATCGATGTCGGCGGGGGTGGACTTGATCAGGCGCACCTTCTTGCCCACCCGGGAATACAGCCGGTCCAGGTAAGCCGCGCGATTGCCGCCGGTCATGCGTGCATAGACTTCCTCATTGCCCACCAAGGCGATGCCGATCCCGGTGGCGTCGTGGATGCTGCGGATCTGATCCAGCGCCGCAACCGACAGGTGTTGCGCTTCGTCAATCACCAGCAGCCCTTCGGTGCTGGTGATCTTGCGCACGATGGCCCGGTGCAGCGTGGCGGCACCGCTGGAACTGACCACCGTGTTCACTGCCTCGGCAATTTCCTGCAGCGCTGTGACCACGCTGGCGCTGGCCGGCGTCATGGTGGCCACGAACACGTTGGGGGCGGTCTGCGCATAACGGCGGATCGAGCTGGTCTTGCCCAGCCCGGCGCCACCGTAGATCACCGCGATATCGCCGGCCACCTGGGCATAGCGCATCGCCGCGATCACCCGCTGGCTGCTGGGTGTGTCTACATAGCCAGGCGCGGCAGGCATAGCATCGGCATGCGCCCGTGCGGCCGCTGTGGTTTCGATCCAGCGCAGCACCTTGGCTTCAACCGCATCGTTATCGCCGGGATACTGGCCGTTGATCCATTGGCTGATCACAGTGCCGGACAGGCCGACCTGCTTGGCGATCAGCGCTTGGGTCAAGCGCTTGTCCGCGTCCATCAGACCGCGCAGCTGATCGCGCACCGCGATGCTGGGCTCATTACTGGTATGCAGCTGGGTGACGGTGGCATTCATTCGGTGGATTCCCTGGTGGTGGGTGGGTTACAGGCGGTCGGCCAACTGCTTGCGCTGCAGGCGTTCCATGAAATCGTTGAGGCTGGATTCGCGGGCGTCGTCGGTACCGGTGCTGGCCAGTTGCTCGCGTTGGGCGTCGCGGACCGGGTCGGCGACGCGTTGGAAGTTGCCGGCGACCACCTTCTGCCCACGCTTGCGGGTAGGTTTTTCCGGCAGCGGTGCGCCGAGTGCGGACTGGTACAGGTGCGTGCGCTCGATTTCGCTCATGCGCACCTCGGCGTCGGCCACTTGCTTCTGCGCCTTGATCCGGCGCTGTTTGAACTTGCCGTGTTCGCGCGCGGCGGTGGTGTCGTTGAATGCCACCGTGGCCTGGTGCTGGGCGGTGAACAGATAGCGTCCATCCAAGCTGTACACATGCACGTCACCGGCGAGGTTGTCCGGGTCGAAATGCACGGCCAGCTTTTGCCCCGCGTGCTGCGGCAGGTGTTCGCACCAATAGCGGTGCCGGCCGTGAGGGCCGCGCCCGGCCCCCAGCGCCAGAAAGCCACTGCGCGCTTCGGCGCGGACCACTTCGCGGCTCATCAACAGCAACCGGCGCTGGCTATCCGACAGCACGCGCGAGGGGCGCTCGGCCTGTGCCGCCTCCCACGCCTGGTCAAAACTCAACACGCCCCGGCAGGCTTGCGTGCGGCGCTGCAACTTGGCGTTGTGGCGGGCGATCTCCAGCGCCAGCACCTCGCGCAGCTCGGCGACATCGATAGCGGTGGCCTTGCTGTAGCCGCGCTCGATGAAGCGCGGATGCGTCGCCACTTCGCTGTGCAGGCCGCCGATGCCGAAAGCACGCTCAATCGGCTTGGCGCCCGGGTTGCCGGTTTCCTTGTCGGGATTGGTGAAATGCGGGGTCATGCCCAGCATCAGCAGCAGGCCCAGGCCATCCTCGGGATCGGCCTTGAAGCGATGGCGCCCAGCGGCACCGGCCGTCATCAGCTTGTTGGCTGCCACCCGGGTGTTGTCCACCCACACATCGCGCGGCGCGCAGACCCCGGTCAGGTCGTAGGTGGCCAGGCGGAACAGATCAGTGTTCTCGGTCTTGGCGACCCGGTGCGCCAGAATTCGGCGTGTGCGCAGATCCTGCCAGACCCAGGCGGTGGCCGTGTTGATGACCTCGCCGTCCTCGAAGCGCACCCACAGTCGGTCGAACTTCAGGCCATCACCGTTGACCGCCTCGCCGGCACCGAACACGCCGGCATCACGTTGTTGCGGGGGCAGCAGGCGTGCAGCTGCCTCGGGGCCTTCGCGCAGCAGCACCTGGGTGGTACGGTGGACCTCGCGCTCCATACGCCGCTCCAGCGTATCGGAGCTAGGAATCGCCCAGCCCTGGGCCTGCGCCATTTCCACCGCACGGGCATAGGTGCTGGCATGGCTGGGCCGCGCGCGGGTCAGATAGTGCCCCTTGTACCAATCCCATAGCTGCGGGGCGCAATCGGCGAAGAGGATATTGCCGACATACTTTGGTAGCAGCAGCACCAGCCATGCCTCATGCGGTGCGCCGCTGACCAGCGCCGCCCAGTTACGCAGGCTCTTGGCACTGCTGTTGGGTACGCCCTCGCGCTGCCGCTGCGCCGCGATCTGGGCACGGGCTTGCACCAACGGCAAACCATTGGCGTGCAGCGCCTCGACCGCGCGCAACGCTGTCAGCCGGCATTGGGCTTCGGATTTCAGGGTGTCGCTGGCAGCTTCAAAGCGCAGCCAAGCAGCAGCGATGCGCTCATCAGACCAGGCAGGCCCTCGGGACGAGGTCTGCGCCGGCTCCACTTTGGGGGCATGACGCAGCAATACGGCCGCCTGCACGTCAGCAGGCAACGCGGCGCTGGCGAAAAAGCGTTTCTGGCCGCCCCGCATTGAGCGGGCTTCAAATGGCCAGCTTTCCTTATTTGCACGCATTTCGATGGCGCGTTTGGTGACGTTCAAGGCACAGGCAATCTCAGCCAGATCAAAGGATTTCGGTATATGGGCAACGTCAGCCATCACCTCACCCTCCGACGAAGATCACGCAGCTGCTTGAGTCGCGCGGCCGCGCTGTCCACTTCCTGGCTGACACGTCCGATCTCGGCATCCAAGGTCTCCGCGCCGACCAGGAACCGTCCACCGCGCACGCCCACCAACCACTGGGTCAGCAGCGTGCTGCTGCAGACCGATTCGAGCACTGGTGTCAGCCAGAACGGAACGTTGAATTCCTCGCGCGACTCGGCCGTATAGCCATCCAGCATCGCTTTAGACACATCCTTGCCGGTCAGCCGGCTGGCCTGACTGGCGACCTCGTAGCGATCCAAGCCGGCAGCAGCCGCGATCGACAGCATGTCGCCGACTAGGCCACTGACGCCCTGGCGGTAGTCCATCGTCCCGGCCACCGGCGCGGCGGCGCGCGGGATGGCGAACAGATCCCCGGTCAGGGCATCCCCATTGGTAACGGTCCTACTGCGGCGGCTCATCGGCGGCACCCAGCAGTGACCACTGCGGCCTGAGCCCCCAAGGCTGGGGCAACCGCTGCTAGCCGGGCTCGGTACTCTGGAAGTGAAAGGGCCAGTTGAATGAGCTGGTCTACTTCATGCTCCAAGCCCTCTCGCACGTCATCAGGAAGCGCCGGGCCGACGGCCGGCCAGGTGTAGATAGATGCGGTGGTCATTGGCCACCCGCCTTTTGCGGATTGCGAACCAGGCGCAGCCTGCTAGGCTGGGCGCCAGCAGGAAGAAGGGCCTTCTGACCGCGTTTGCGGTTGGACTTGCCGTCCGAGCCATAGCGGCTGGGCCAGATGTCGGTGGCGCTGATACCCAGCGCTTCGGCGATGATGGCCTCAGCCAAGGGGTACGGGCGGTGCAGCGCCTTGGCGAGGCTGTTTGGATTGCTGTAACCGTTGAGCAGGCTGAGCTGGCGCAGGGAGTAGCCCTTCATGCGCAGCGCCGCCCCTACTTCGGCCGGATGCCAGTCCTTGAGGCTGGTTTTTTTAAGTGCCTGTAATGCCGTCACGTTGCTAGGTATCCGTTGGCGGTGTCTACGAGGCAGATATTACGCACACATGTGCGTAAGGCAAGCCATTTCGTGCGTCGCACTAAAGCGATGTGCACTCAAAGCTGCGTGTAGAGGATTTATGCTTTTAGATCAGACAGTTACCGGAAGTTCGACGCGCCAAAGCTACGTCGGACTTAACGTCGCACTTCGGAGGCCCTAAGTGCGACGTGATGTCTATGGCACCTTGGGCGAACGAGTGGCACACATTCGTGCATCTTTTTCGCAGCGGGCCTTTGCCGAAGAACTTGGCGTTCCGCTACGGACGTATCAGACATATGAGAAAAACCAGCGCGAGCCGGACATGCGCTTGCTTGCCGGACTTTTTCAGCGTGGCTGGAACCTCAATTGGGTGCTGTTTGGTGAGGGGCCAGACCGCTTGGATGCGCATCAGAAAAGCCCCAACCCATTGTCAGGAAAGGATTCTCAGGCCCTGAGACCTGACGACCTTACGATGGCCGTGACGCTTGCCCAGGAAGCCCTAGACGGTCGAACGTTGCCGCCCGACAAGTACGGGAAGCTGGTCACGCTGATCTACGACGCCCTGGTCAACGGCCTGCCGAGCGCACAGGTGCTTGCGTTCGCCCAGCCCGCCGCTCGCGGGCTTCGTGAAGGAGAGTCGGATGGAGAGTCGTCGTCAGTGGGTGGATCAGGTCAAGGAACTGCTCGCCGGGGCTGAAAAGCAGCGCGGGGCCGCTTTTTCCAGCCTGGATGCCTTGAAAGGCAGTATTGACGGCGCCTTGAGGGCAGTGGAGCAAGGCAGCCAAGGAAAGGCCCGAGCCGATACAACTTCCATTCCGCCCCCTATTCGGCGGCGCCATCTGTTGGCGCAAATCAACCTGAAAGGTAGGCGCTACGGGCTGTGCGACGAAATTCAGGCGTTCGTTTACGCTGCTGGACGCCAAGTCGCTCAGGAGCTCGGCACCGACCAGCTCGAAGCCCTTAACACGTGGCTGGACCGCTGGGCCGAAGCCGGCGACATGTCCTGCACGACCCCTTACGAGATTTAG